CCATCTTCTGACTGGTCTGATAGTTCCTTCAACTCAGATGAGTTAGGCTGTCTGCCCTTTGATTGTGAAAAATCAAACCGCTTTTGCAGGAGAATCATGTTCGCATCTTTATTGAACTGTTCACCGCTACGTGTAAAGTAGGCCTGGAATGCTTGAGCACTACGCTTAAGTGTATTAGGCGTCAATGGCTGCAATAGATTAGACTGTGCACCGAATGGCATAAAGAAGTCTGTAAACTTATTCTCAAAGTTGTACTTCTTTGCAGTAGCATTGACAGAGAATGTTGCCAAAGGGCCTGCTGAGATAATCGCTCCACCAGTAGGATTCAAAGGATTGAACCAACTTGTAGGGATACGACCCTCTATACCATTAAATGGTAATGCTACCTTTAGATACTCAGTACCGAATGCATCTTCTTCTACCTCGCCAACACGCCCTGGCAGCGTAGTAACCTGTGCAGCCTTAGCAATAAAGTCTGGATTCTCCAGTGCAATCTTACCGTATGCACGGTACTGTTCCACTAAAGCAGGGAAGAACGCAAGAATATAGTTGATAACACCAGCATAGTTCATATCCTTGTGGAAGGAGTTTAACTTATTGCGGTATTCACTTATGCCATACTCACGTGCTGCCTTTTCGAATAAGGCTTTATCCTCAATTGTCAGGCGACGTCCCTGTGTATTGGCAATTGTCACCATGTTCTGTAACTTCTGCTGGTACTTTAATGCGAAATATGGGTTGTACATAAGACGACTTGTAGGTACTGTAGATAGCCATGCTACTGCATCTTTAAGTCCATCACGGAACTTACCGTACGCATTACTGCGTGCCATCATGTCATCTACTGCATCTGTGAGAACAATAGGACGTTGATGTACATCTGGGTATAGTTGCTTTAATTTAACTAGGTCTAGTTTATCCTCAAGGATTAACTTACGTAGTTCAGTATTAGGTGCCCATGTATCTACGACAGTCTTAATACGCTCGTATGCTGTATTAGCCGTGATACCTGTACCAAAGCGCTCAAGATAGCTGACGTTTGCTGGGTCTTTCATCCACAAAACAACATCACTCTTCTTCTTGCCTTCAAGAATCTGACGTGCTACGTCATCAAAGCGAATCTTATCGTTTAGGATTTGCTCCCAAGCCTGTAAATGTCTTGCTTCATCCTGTGCTGCTACGATAGGAATGCTGCCAGTACGGTCACGACGAATACTTTCAATCTCTAATTCCTTAGCAGATGCAAGAGCGCGACGTAAGTCGTCCTTCTGTGTCAACTGCTGGCGAGAAATTGCACCGAATCGACCAGAGAAAGGTGCAGGGAAATCATATCCACTAACTGTAACCTTGTCACGGCCTACTGGCTTTGACTTAATACCAGAGGTTAGTGCTGCTTCTTGACGACGCAGTTCTTCTACGGTATTCTTAAGTTGCTTATGTTGTTCTAATGTACGAGCAACTGAGTCAGTTACTACCTTAGGAGGATTATCAAAGTCATACTTTGCATCCTTCAACTTAGATTCTAGTAATGTAATGGTGCGTAATCGGTCTTCAATGTTACCTCTAATATTAGCAATATTCTTAGTTGGGTTGGCAACACCTCTTGTCCAGTCATTAATCCTGTTAACAGTATTGGTATTACGACTAATGGCATCCATTGTTTCGACGCCAAGTTCCTTGAATACACCGAAAAGAGATACATCTCCCCATGCACGAAGTGCGGAGTCACGGATAATATTGATTGGATACCCAGCGCGTGCTAATGTAAAGCCACGCCATAGTCCGTTGAATTCATCTGCTATAAACTTACCGCCTAGTAGCAGGTTTTGTGGTAGACTTGCTTCAGCCCCATACTTAATAGAATAGCGCTTGAACGCTGCATCCACTTCTTTAGCGTTGATGATATTAGAACCATTGGCTAATTGGGTAACAAGTACAGGGTCAGAGATGATTTCACCTGATTCATCAATGAAGTAGGCGTTATCTAGTTCTTTTGCTGTCTTTGCCTGAGATACTACCTTGCGGTTCTCTCGACGGTAGATACTAATAACTTCATCAGCAATCAGTGGGGAAACACCATACTTTGCAGCAGAACGCTGAATAAGTGTATCATTAAATGCTTCAACAAAATTAAACTTATCAATCTCGTTAGGAGACTTGACAAAGTCATCTAGGAATGTAAGCGCTTCTTCAGGCATAATCTGCTTTGCCTGTACAGCAGCACGAATGTTAGTACGAACACGCTCGACTGCCATTAGTGGTTCATTAAAGTTAACTGTTCCACGAGGAGCTTCATCTGTTAGACGCTCAATAAAGCGAATAGGTACAGATAGTGGGTTAGCCTGATAGAATCCCTGTACAATTGAACCCAGTGCAGTCTCACGACCAGGAAGTTCTGTACCCTCTAACTTACGAGCAGCGCGTTCTTTGGCAAAGTCATTACGTAGACGCTCTGCCCATGCAAACTTAGATACGGTACGGTCGACCATACGTGTGTCTAGTTTAAGTGCATCATTAACAAACTCTACTTCTTTGCGAAGTGCACCAATCTCGGCCTCAACTGCTTCACGCTTGTCCTTAAAGCGGTTAGACAGGAGCATCATGTCGTCTTTGAATTCAAAGTATACGTTGTATCCGTTGTCAACGGACTCAAGTGCTGATTGATAACGGTTAAGTTCAGCCCACTTGTCAGCACGTTTTGCAGCAAGTTCCCGAAGTGCGTCAATATCACCACGGCCTACACGAAGGATTAAACCAATTGTCTCAGGAGATTGTCCCGCTACAAGATTTGCACCAATCTGTCCAATTTCGTTACGAAACTCTGGACGCTGGATAATTGTTGCTGCGTCATTCTCTTGATAAAACTTAAATACTGGCGTGTAAGGTGTAACCTCACCAGCAACTGTACGCTTAATTAGGTCAACGTCTGTAATCAAACGGTCTCTAATTAGGTCTGGGTTAGTACCCTTAAATACTCGTGCACTAATTCCACCTTGTTGCTGAATAATTGGGTTAACAAGTGCACTACGAGCAGCGGCTCCTGCAAACTTTAGACCTAAAACGTCAGGTCCTACGTTTGCTTCTACACCGAAGTTAAGAATACCAGATGTGACTGCACCGATTCCCTTGGTTGTATCACCTAATGTGTTCCAACCTGTAATCTTTGCAGCAAATTGTGTTGTATCACGGCCAAAGTTGTAGTGCTCTTGGCCTGCATCTGACTCAGAAAACTTAGCAGACTTCTGCAATTCCTTGTCAATGAAGTTAAGCATGCCAGACTCAGCAACGTCACGCTGTGCTTTACCAGCAAAGGCTGCGCCAAGTCCCGCACCTGCTACCGCACCGACTGGTCCGCCGACTGCAAAGCCTGCAATACCACCAAGTGCACCACCAGCAATCATTGTTAAGCCAGCAAGAAGTCCCATGCCAGCATCTTTGTTGGCCACGTCACGAGTAAAAGCATAGTTAGAACGTACATTCTTTGCACCAGCCATAAGCACTTTACTGACTTTGCCGTTACTTGCTTTGTCAGCTTCAGCAACCCCATAAGCAGTTGCACCAAGAAGTGCACCAACACCAGTACCTACACCAGGAATTACGCTACCAATTGCAGCACCTGCAAGGATGCCAGATGGCTTTCCTAAAACATTTCCAGCAGTAGTAAGAGATGCAACACGTGCCTTCTCTACTGCATCATTCCATCCACCAGGATTATCTGGTAGGTTTTTTGCAACATCAACAGTTACGCCAAATGGTAGACGATTGTTCTTAACGTTGGGTGTGTTATTGTTTCCACCAACTCCGTTAAGTAATCTTTGAGTATTGCCAAGGTACTCCCAAAGACTCATATAATAGTCCTTAAATACTGAACGTAGTCCTTAGTTCCTTGTGAGGAATCAGGCTGACTAGCCCAGAATTCAAGGACTGGTAACATGGTGCGCATTTGTTCCATATCAGGGTCTGCCGCAGCTTGTGGCAAAGATGATAGGCCGCTCGTGTCAGTTACTAACTGGTCAGGTAATTCTGTCTCAGCAGTGACTGGCGTAATAGGACCAAGTGATGCACGAGGTGCAGGCTCAGAAGATGGAGCCTTAGTTGGAGCAGCAGTGCGTTGTTCGTTAGTAGCCTTGTTTTGTCCATAAGGCAAGCCAGAATAATTTAGGTCCATGCGTCCGCTCTGTCCATCACCACCCATAGGATTGACATTGGTCTGATTGTATTGTGGACCACCGTTTGGTCCTCCACGATTTTCTACAGCCATTGTTCCTCCTACTTGGTAAATTGCTCAAAGATATGAAACGGCGGAGCCGTCTCGTTATTGTTAATTGTTGCAATTCGCATTGCATCTAGCATTGTAGTTCCTGCGTGAAGTGCACCTACTGCAAAATCTCCACCTGAACCAATGCCATAAAAATTTGTGCTATTCATTCCTACAGCAAAATCAGAATCTATCTCGAAGATAGTTCCATTAATTGCTATCAACAGGTTTAGTTCAAACTTATCATCATCGTCATCTGATGTCTTGTTGAAATCTACTCCTGCTTCAATTAGTGCCGTTTTGATAGATGGCACAACTTTGTTAATTGCAAACTCATACAAGTTCGCTTTAGCCTTGACTGTAACTAGTGGAGGTGTCCACCCGTGGAGTACCACTTGTAAAGCACGATAGTTACCAGCACCACTAATAATATAACTTCCACGTTCAACTGCCTTTACCATAGTCTCATGAGTAGATACTTTACCACCTGCTGCGATACGACTATCAGTTACAATTACACATTTATCTTCGTGTTGAACGCCGATAATCGTTGTCATGTCCCCTACCTTCTTATCGTCTGCGTATTGTTCTTACGCTTGCAGTTGGTTGTCCCGTACCAGAAATGCCTGATAATAAACTCATAATGTCAGGAGCACCTTGTTCTGGTGAAAGAGTAGCGCCTCCTGCTGGAGCACCAGCGGGAACAGGGGACGGTTGCTCAACCGCTTGTGGGGCCCCAACAGGAGGAACTGGTTGCGGCTCTGGCGTAAAGACTTCTTCAATGACGTCCTCTAGTGCCTGTCCCTTTTGGCGTGCCTTAATGACAGCCGCAATCTGACGCACAACTTCAGAAGCGTCCTGGCCTTGCATAGCCATCTGTGGTATCGCTTGAGAGAGTGCATTAATGGAACCGAGAAGCGATGCTCGCATACTCTCGATTTCAATCTTTTCTACTTCTTGGGTTACGTTAACTGTAAATGGAAGTTCACGCATTGCCATATCCTTGGAGATGAGTCCACCACCAAGTGCTTGTAACATAAAGATAAGTCCCTGTGCAGGGTTAAGACCAGCCAACATACCATAACGAACATCGGCTGAGTAATCACCCTTGATGTCCTTCTTAGGAGAGTATGTGATTTCGTATGGTGAACCTGAGTCCACACCACGAATTGTCTTTTCTTCTGGAAAAATTAATTCATCAACCTGGAAACAAAGTTGGATTACATCGCGTAGCGCTGATGCAAAGATTGCCTGTGCTGACTTAACCTGTGTATCAAAGGCTCCCATAAGAGCCTGTACACCTTGGCCAGTAACAACTGATGCGCTAATGTTTCCTGTACGTGACTCAGGATAACGTGTACCAACACGCAATTCTTGACCGAGTAATGTCTGCTCAGTAAACGCACCTGGTGGAATATTAAGTTCTACACGGCGTACGCCCGCTGGGTTTGCTGTACGAATAACAGCGTCGCCACCGAGTTGTAACTCCTGCACATCTTGCGGAAGTACAATAGGAGCCTGTACAGATTTCTCTGCAGCTTCCATTGCAAGCAACGCAAAGCGGTTGCGAAGTAACTGGATACCAAGGACGTCATCAAACTGTCCGCGTAGTTCATCATCGATAGATGGCTTACGTGCTACCACAACCATCATCTTGCCCAACGGATTCGTAGCACGTGATAGTACTAGATTATTCTTTGTAGGGATGTAGATGATTGATTGGTCTTTGTCGTAGTAACGAATCATTTCAACTTGAGTATTCAAATCCTGCTTGTAGCCAAAGCCACCTAACAAGGAGTATTCATACTCAGGATATAATGCGAC